GGTCCTCCAATGACACGTTTTTTTGGAATTTAAATTATGACAACAATTGCTAATTCAACAGGCGTATTTGCCACGCTTCAATATAGTTTTGATGACCCTAATAGTGCGGTACAAACTTTTTCTGCAAATACGCAAGCACATTTAAACACAATGCCTGCCTTCATTGAAAGTTGGCAGGCTCAAGATATTGCAAATAATACTGTTAATGGTTATTTTAAGAATCCAGTTGATGCCTATGTAAACACAATTATTACATATTCAGCTGCTATGAGAGATGCAGCCAATACTGCAAATTCTTCCAATTCAGCTATTGATGGAATAGCAAATGTGGCTATTTCAGCAAACACTTTAGCCATAACTGCTAACGCATTTTTAGCACATACAAATAGGATATCTGGAGTAACTCCATTTACTGGCCAAGACGATACGATTCCATATTATGATACTGCAACAGGATTGGGTAAATCTGCAATTTATGTTATGAATCAAACAGATGGCATTGTAAATTCTGCACCAATTATGGGTAGTCTTACTAGTATTCTTGTTGGTCCACAAGTTTATGCAAATGCAAATACTATAACTGCGGATTCAATTATATTAACTCAGGTGATTGCTGGTAATGTTTCTAATACCACAACCAACACTCAAATTGCACAAATACAAACTGATTTGGCCAATATTAACAGTCATTTAAGTGGTCGCCAAAGTAATGATTACACATTCTATACCAACTTAAAAGCGTTTATGGCTAACTATAATACAGTTAAAAAGTTCTCCAATATGGGTGAAACACAAACTTTCCTTGTTGAAAATTATATTGGCACTAACAAATTACTTACCAGATTGAACGCATAAATAAGATATGGCAACCGTAGAAACCAATATAGCTAGACAATATAGTGATTTGGACTTGAATTTCACTATTCATCCAGTCAAAAAAGACATTAACCGTGTTACTGGTGACATGGCGGTTATCAATTCCATTAAGAATTTGATTCTAACAAACCACTACGAAAGACCTTTTCAACCAAATATTGGTAGTAATGTTCGTAGATTGTTATTTGAAAACATGGATAATATTACTGCAAACTCTATTGAAAATGAAATTAGACAGACAGTATTAAATTATGAACCTAGAGCTAAAATAACAAGAATTAATGCTATTGCCGATTTTGATAAAAATGGGTTTAGTGTGGAAATGAAATTCTTTGTTGTTAATAGAACTGACCCAATTACAATTAATTTTTTCCTAGAACGGATTAGATAGAAATGGCTAACGCTCGTTTACAAATTTCAGACCTTGATTTTGACCAAATCAAGACCAATTTAAAAGCATACTTAAAACAACAATCACAATTTCAAGATTATGATTTTGAAGGTGCTGGTTTAAGTATTCTTTTAGATATTTTGGCATATAATACTCATTATAATTCATATTACTTGAATATGGTTGCCAATGAATCATTTTTAGATACTGCTCTATTAAGAGATTCGGTTGTTTCTCACGCTAAAACTTTAGGTTATACGCCGTATTCAACAACTGCGCCAAGAGCTATTGTTAATGTAACTGTTGAAACTGATACAACCACTCCAGCTACCTCTACTATACCTAAAGGTTTTACTTTTTCTTCAAATTTAATTGATAACATTTCATACAACTTTGTTACATTAGAAGAAAAAACAGTAACAAAGGCAAACACTTCTTTTGTTTTTGAAAACCTTGAAATTTATGAAGGTTCTCTAGTTAGTTATAGTTTCAACTATATTAAAAATTCAAATCCAAAATCAATATTTGTTTTGCCCAATTCTAATATTGATACTTCATCAATTTCTGTAACAGTAACACCAAATGCAGGAAATACATCATCACAAGTATATAATCAAGTAACAGAAATACTTGATATAACCTCAGAATCAGTTGTTTATTTTTTACAAGAAAGTAAAAATGGTAATTATGAAATATATTTTGGTGACGGAGTAATTGGTAAAGCTCTTGATGATGGTTCTATTGTTACTGTTAATTATTTGGTAACAAATGGAACTCTTGCTAATCAAGCAAATGGTTTTATATCAGCGGCTCCAATAAGTGGTTACTCAAATGTATCCGTTAGTGTTGTTGACGTGGCAAGCGGTGGTGCAATTAGAGAACCAGTTGATTCCATTAAATATTCTGCACAGGCACAATATGCCACACAAAATCGTTTAGTTACAGTTAAAGATTATGAATCATATATTAAAAGCCATTATCCAAATATTGATGCCATTTCAGTTTGGGGTGGTGAAGAAGAAACACCAAAAGTATTTGGTAAAGTTTTTATATCTTTAAAACCAAAAACAAATTACTTTTTATCTGAAACAGAAAAACAAAGGATTATTACTGAAATTATCAACCCTAAAGCTATTGTTTCTGTAGCTGCTGAAATTAGAAATCCTGAATATTTGTATTTGCTTGTTAACAGTATAGTTCAATATGATCCAAAGAAAACAATATTGGATGCTGAAACACTTAAAACACAAATTAAAAATTCAATTATTTCTTACAAAAATACCAATTTAAATACATTTGGTGCATATTTTGTTTTATCTGATTTTCAAGATACTGCAATTACTACTGTTAGTGATTCAATTTTTGGTAGTGAATCTTCTGTTCGTGTTCAAAAAAGATTTACACCTAAATTAAATGAAGTTTCTAGTTATTCAATTAAATTTAATGCTCAGCTTCACCGTGGAACATCTTCAAATAAACTTTTATCAACGGAGTTTAATGTAGCGGATTCAACTGGTGTAATAAGACGAGCTGTATTTGAAGAAAGTCCTCAATCATATACTGGCATTTCACAAATTCAAATTACATCACCAGGAAGTGGTTACACAACCAGTCCAACAGTAACAATTAGTGGCGATGGATCAAACGCAACTGCTGAAGCTGTGGTTGTTAATGGAAGAATTCAAAGTATTAAAATCACTAATCGTGGAACGGATTACACACGAGCAATTGTAACCATTACAGATGAAACTGGATATGGTGCTGATGCTGTTGCGGTAATTGATGGTAAAATTGGTACACTTCGCACCATTTATTATGATTCATTAGCACAACGCCAAATCATCAATGCAAATGCTGGTGAAGTTGACTATGATAACGGCATTATTACTATTAATAGTATCAATTTCTTATCAGTAAATGCTGATGACGGATTAATTAGAATTGATATTGAGGCGGAAAGAGGTATCATTCAATCATTGAGAAATTCAATTATTACAATTGATGAAACTGATCCAACCGCAATTGTCAACACCTTAGAACAAATTAACAGATAATGGCTGACCAAAAAACTTCCCTACTGATTAATCGTCAGGTACCGGAGTTTGTTCGTGAAGAACATCCTAATTTTATTGCTTTTTTGGAAGCATATTATGAATTCCTTGAAAATAAACAAGGCACAAAAAAGAATGATTTAACTACGGAAGCTAAAAAACTTAGAAATATTTCCGATGTTGATTTATCCATTGGTGAATTTGAAACAAGTTTTTTTAATACATTTGCTTCTTTGATTCCTCGTAATGTTGAGGTTGACAAAGGCATTCTGTTAAAACATATATTGCCATTATATCTTGCCAAAGGTAGTGAAAAGTCTTTTAAATTATTGTTTAGGCTTTTGTTTAATGAAGAAGTTGACATTATTCAACCTAAAACAAATATTCTTAAAGCGTCTGATGGTAAATGGTTGATTGAAAATGCTTTTAGAATTGAACAGGTCGTGTATAGTTTATATACAGGCAATTCAACCACAAAAACATTTAAACTTGCACAGGTTGTGGAATCAGCTGATATATCTGTTTATATCAATGATGTTTTGCAGACTTCTGGTTTTATTATTCGTAAAGAAACAAGAAAGTTAATATTCAATACCGCACCAGCTACAGGTACAACAATTAAAGTATTATACAATGAATTTGATTTTAATTTGTTGAAAAACAGGCAAATTACTGGTGAAACTTCTGGTGCAACTGCCGTAATTGAAAGAGCTTCACAAAAAACAATTAACTCTGTTCCAATTTTTGAATTGTATATTAATACAAAGTCTTTACTAGGATCATTTGATAATGGTGAAAATGCTTTTGCTTATATTATAGACCCTATTGATAGCACTTTAATTAAAATTGAAATTCATGGTTTATCCATTCTCAGAACAATTAATGTTATTTACGGTGGTGCAAGTTATAATGTTGGTGACCCCGTTATTGTTTCTGGTGGTCAAGCAACAAGAGATGCAACAGCATCTGTTGAAGAAGTGTTTTCTGGTTTTATTAACCAAATTAGAGTTTTAGCTGGTGGTGCTGGATTTAAAACTGGTAGTAATGTTTTTGTTATTGGTGCTGGAGCTGGTTCATTGAGTATGGCTATTGATGCTATTGATGTTTCTGGTGCAAATACCGCCAATACATTTGTTGTTAATACTGATAGAATTGCTGACTTTGGTAGTATTTTAATTTCTGCTGCTAATTATGGATTTAATGCTGCCATAGTAACCGAAAATGTTACTTCCAAAATTGTTGATGCTTTAACTTTTGAAACTATTACAAGTGTTGGTGCAATTACCAATGTGGCAATTCTTTTTGCTAATGCAACTTTTGCTACTGTTCCAACTTTAGAAGCCGAGTCGGCACAATATTTTGCCAACGGAACAACACAATTTGTTCAGAGCTCACAATCAGTTGGCAGAATTCAAATCAATAGTGGTGGTACTGGTTATCAAATTGGTGATGAAGTTATAATTGCAGAAACTTTTCCAATGGGTATTGGTATCGGTGCAGCTGCAGCCGTGACTAATGTATCATCTGCTGGTGCAATTACACAAGTTAAGATTCAACCATCAAGAATTCGTGGTACTGCAAACACTTTTGGTAATTCAAATGTAACAGTTATTGGAACAAGCACTATATTTCAAGATGATTTGCGTGTTGGTGATTACATTATGATTAATAACCGGTCCCGCTATATTAATGCTATCTCATCAAATACATCTTTAAATGTTAATGTGAATTTTAGTTATTCAACTACTGATAAGTATATTGGTAAATATTATGATTATCCAATTGGTGGCCAA